ATGCTGGAACCAAGTCATAACGACGAGCTACCGCCTATTCCCGGCAAACGCTACTTCACCATCGGTGAAGTCAGCGAGCTCTGCGCGGTAAAACCGCACGTTCTGCGTTATTGGGAACAGGAATTTCCTCAGCTCAACCCGGTCAAGCGCCGCGGAAACCGCCGGTATTATCAGCGCCAGGACGTGCTGATGATCCGGCAGATCCGCGCGCTGCTTTACGATCAGGGCTTCACCATCGGCGGGGCGCGTCTGCGCCTCTCCAGCGATGAGGTCAAAGACGATTCCCTGCAATACAAGCAGCTGATCCGACAGATGATTGTCGAGCTGGAAGATGTTCTGGTAGTCCTGCGCAAATAGGCGGTTCCATCAAATACTTCCATCTTTCAAAAGCTTAGGGTATATTCCTCGACGCTTTCACAAGAAGCGAAAACAGATACACGCCTAGTCGGGGCGTAGCGCAGTCCGGTAGCGCACTAGCATGGGGTGCTAGGGGTCGAGTGTTCGAATCACTCCGTCCCGACCATATAATTCAATGACTTAGCCGCCTTTTGGTGGCTTTGTTGTTTCTGGGTCAGTGACTTTTCGAGTGAACCTGCCGTTTTTCATCATGCGTTTCTCCTCTTCAGGATCGTCAGCGCTGGTGCGCGCGAGTCGGTTACTGATACCTTGTTTGCCGCTGCAATCAACTGATCCAGCTCTGCTGCCGAGTAGTGACTGGTGATGCTTCCGTTCTTGTGGCCCAGCAATGCCTTGCGATCCTCTTCTGTCACGCCTGCTGCACGTAGCCTTCTGCCAAAGGTGTGCTTGAGGTCGTGAACACGAATGCACAGGTACCCATCGTGGGCCTTGCGCAGAAACTTCTCTCCCCACTTCTTCGCCGCCCTGATTCGCGCCTTCTTCCAGGCCGAATCATTCATGCGGTGAACGGTCGTTTCATTCCCATCGCCATCTGGCTTGCCAAACGGAAACACGTACAGTGCATGCTTGCCGCGCTGCTGCTCGATAACCGATTTGGCGACATCATTCAAAATCACCAAGCGCTCATCCCGGTTTTTCACGCCGGCCTTCGCGCTTCGGCCACCAAACCCGGCCGGGATCAGAAACACACTGGTCTTCAGCTCGGGTACCGGAATCTCCCAATCCCACTGTAATTTGCAAACCTCCTGCTCACGGCATCCGGTGTTCACCTTGAACAGGGCCATCGTCTGCAGATGAGCGGGCAACTCGGCGAACAGTATCGATTGCTCATCCCAAGAGAGCGGGTAGGGCTTTCGCGCCTTCGTCTTCTCGTCCAGCAGAGAAATCATCGGCACCACGTCCAGCCACGGACGCCGCTCCTCATCCCGCCACTTCCTCGCACACAGATTCAAAACCCTGATAACGCGTTGCAGCGCTATATTCACAGTTCTGTTCGTCACAGGCCTGCCCTTTTCCGGTTCAAGCTTGGACCGGATGTAGGGTGCCAATGAGTCGTCATCTATATGGGTGAGGGGCAGGTGCCCAATAAATGGATCAAGCTGCTCCATATAGGTGGCTGAAATGTGGATGGATGCCTGATTCTTTACCTCGAGCAGGAAGCGAATCGACGCCTCCCGCCACGTCCGAACCTGCCGCACACCGTACACCTTGCGCTGGCGAAGCTTCTCCAGCATGTGGATCAGGTATTGCTCCGCTTCCGCCCGGTCACTAGTTCCAGTACTTTCTTGAATTCGTTCTCCTCGGTATTTTTTGTCAATCTTCCAGATGCCGTTCGGCATTTTCTGGAGCCCTGTAATTGCTTTTTGGGCCATTCGGTTGCTCCTTTGCCCCCGGTATGGCGCTCGCTGCGGGGATGATTGTTGACCTGAACAGCGGCTTTTTCAATTGCCCGCGCCGTAATGTAGGCATCGGCCCACTCATCCAGCTCATGCCGGTCGAACGCCACACCCTGTTTTCCGATGGGGAACTCGCGCACGTTTGGGCGCACGGTTTTGTTGAATTCGTCGCGGCACATGCCGAGATAGCCAGGCGCGTCACCAAACCGGATGAAGCGCGGCTGGATGCTTGTCGCCTTGGCCGCAGTAGCGTTCGCCATGTTGGCTACCTCCGGGTCTATGCGGGGTTGAGTGTGTTTGAATAAGCAATCAGCCTTTCCCTGACGATCTCTGCGTCGGCCTGAGCGTTTTCGATGGTCTGGTGATAGCTGCCATAGAACGTCTTTCCGAGACATCTCATCTGGACGTACCACCTTTGTTTGCGGCCATCCCAGTACACGCCGTGGATTCCGCTCCGGCTTGAACTGCTTCCATCTCTAATACCCATGGGTCTGTTGTGACTGTTTTGCAGCGGGGTCGCCTCTCGTAAGTTCTCCCACCGGTTGTCATCCTTAACTCTGTTGATGTGATCTATATGCATCCCTTCTCCTGGATGGCTGCCAGTCATGTAGAGCCATGCCAACCTTTGTGCCTGGTGCTTGACTCGATCAATGGCGATCGTCACGTAGCCGTTCTTGTCGAACTGTCCGATTTTTCTCCTGTGGTTTGGCGGGGTGCGGGTGAATATTCCAGTGCTCGGGTCGTAATGGACCTTCTCCAACAGGCGAGCATGAGTCAGATCTCGCGTTTTCATACGAAATAGAGCCTCCCGCCCGCCGTACACCGGCAGGCATGTGGATAGACGGGGAAGGGGTTAGGTGCTTTTGCGTTTTGGCGGGGAAACTGGGTAGCTAAAGTGCATGCGGCGCTTGCCGGTGTATCCGCATTCGCTGCAGCCAGTCGAAGGGCCGCAACTGCAGCCGCCTTCGCAACCGCAACTGCAACCCGAGCAATCGAGGGTGCAGACTGCCCGCACCTCGACCTCATTGTCCTCGGTGATCACATAATTCATGCGCCGATCAAGTCTGAAGCCTGTAAGCAGTTCGGCAGCTTCATAGGTGGCGGGCTCGATCCGGAAGCCGAAGGTCGCAGCAGGGTCAGAAACCCATCGGTCAACTGTTCTCATGCCGCCTCCTTGATTCGATCAGCAGCTGGCGCCGGCATGTACATCCCATTGCAGCGCCACACGCCGAAGTCATCGACAGTGCACTCAGCCCATCGCTCTGGGTTGCCGTACTGTGGTGGGAAGTAGACGAGGTAGGTCATGGCTTCCAACTCCTGCCCACTCGGAACACCATCATCAGGTTGTGATGGAGAGGCACTTTGAGCACATGGTCGAAAAACTCGCCCTTGCCAGTGATGAACCCCGTAGGCACTTTGCTTCCTGCTGCGCCGAATTCACGCCAGCATTCTTCGCCGCCGTTTTCGTCCCAATAGGCGCGCTCGCGTTTCGGGATCTCATCGTAGGTTTTCATGAACACGGAGTGATCCGGAATATCACAGATCCGGCGCCACGCCGGATGGCGCTTGCACCAGTCAGCGGCATGCTGAGAAGCTTGCTCGGCAGAGTAAAATTCTTTGGTATCGCTCATGCCGCCTCCTTGCCGCGCTGCCACCAGAACCAGGCGCGGGCCATGTACCGGTCCAGATAGCTGCCATTGCTCAGACGCTGGTTCTGGCACCAGGCCAGAGTGCAGTTGTGGTCCTCGGCGTAGGCTTGTTCGAATTGGTCTCGGCTGGTCATGGCGTCACCCGCTTGAATTCGACGACCCAGACCCATGGGTTGGCGTCCCACGATCCGGGGCCGTTGATGGATTGCCACAGATCACGCCAGGCCGTTCGCAGAGTAGGCCTGCCTTCTACACCAGATCCCGCGTGGCACATGTCGTACCGATCTTGCCCATCGGCGAGAGCGTCCAGGTCCACGCCTTCGGATTCAATCTGGCTGTCGCTTATGTCCTGCAGGCGCTCGACGCGCACCTTGGTGATCTCCAGCTGGATGCGGCTGGCCCAGCGCGGCATGAAGATGCTCGGCCGCCACCTGATTTCGCTTTCCTCACCTTCCCAACACGGCAGCGAATCGGCTCGATAGACGATCTCAGTCTCCGCGCGATCTTCCTCAGGCACCTTTGCCTCGCGGTAGTCATTGATGAAGTGCGTCTCGCGCAGCCACAGCCGGTCGCCCGGCTGACCATATGGGCACAGCCTGTTTGCCGCATCGGCGACGTACTCGGGTGTAAAGTCGTCCAGCCATTGCAGGCCGAGTCCCTTGACCGCCCGGCGCGTTACCGTCTTCCGGCCGTCCAGGATGGCGCGCACCATCGGCGCCGAGAACAGGATCGGTCGTTCTTTTATTGCGGACACATGATCTCCTCGCCGCATACGCAGCAGGCAATAGGGATAGGGTGGGGCCGAACGGGCGGCGGGGTTATTGCGGGGTGGCTGACGTCGGCATTTCGATCCAGGCGTTGTACTCGCGCAGCAACTGATCAATCGCGTTGTCAGGTATTCCGCGGCAGGCCTGCAATTCTCGAATTTCGTGTGGAGCCCCGACCAAGGCGGTGAGAACCACACGAAGCGAATGGGGATTGACCTCCAGGCTCTCCGACTTCTGGTGCTGCAGATCATCAACCCTCTGGTCTGCGACGGTCAGGCGCTGCTGGAGTGCGGCGTTCTCGGCCTGGAGGCGGGTGACGTGGGCGCGATCAACCACTTCAACAATCTTGTACTTTCCATTTCGCGACATTTCCTCCGCTTGTAGCAGCTCAAGGAAAAACATCGAATCAGCCACAACATAGCCCAGCACTTCGACCTCCCTGCCAGCAGGCGGCACAGGGGCATCAACGATAGCGCGCAGCTCAGTCTCTACGGCAAACCTGCCCGGCGCGACACCGGCCAATGTTTTCAAGGCAGATTCCAGCAGCGCTGCTGGGACCACTCGATATTCCTGACTCATAACCCCTCCTGCGGATACGTGCCCACTTCGCCCTGGTCGGCGGCGTTGGCGGCTTGGATGATTTGGCGCGCGATGTTGCGGGCCTGCTGTGGTGTGATCGGCTCGAAAGGCAGCTGGCGGAAGCTGATTACCGTGCTGCCTTCAGATGGGCTGGTGATGGTGGCGCGCACTTGGTGCTGCGCGCTTGGCGATTCGGGCATGGCGAATTCCCTGTAACCCAATCAGGTTACTTTTCGAGATGTAACCTCTGGAGGTTACTGTGGGGTTGGTCAGGCGGCATCGGGCGCGTAGTCGATCCAAGTCATCTTCGTTGCCGACTTGCTCCGGGTATTAGTGGCCGGGGCTTTGATCTTTGCCCGGACGCGAACATCACGAGAGCGGCCAGCCTTTCTGACTAGATCTGCGTACTCGCGAGCGAACTGCGGCGCGTCAAACATGCTGCTCAGCTGCACAACGCGCTTGCCGTCCATGATCTTTACGACTCGATCCTCAACGGCCTGAAGCCACTGGCTCGGAGAAAGTTCGGTGCGCTGGCCCTTTTCAATCTTGAAGGAGCGCACCTTCTTCTTCGCCTCTTCGCGGGCGAAATTCTCGTTCATGCCAAACACTGCAAATGTGCTCATGGCGATCACTCCAGATATTCAAGCGCTGACTTCAGCAGCTCGTTGACGGAAAGCTCTTTTTCGTCTGGCTTCATGGCTCGCTTGATGAGCGCAATGGCTTCGTCGACGCTATCTTGCAGGTCGCGCAACTCATCCTCTGAATTGCTGGCGTATTCGGCGTCCGTCTCAAGCTCATGGATTGTTTCGAGCAACTCAGCGCGCTCGGCGGAAGGATCAAGACCGCCTTCAGTGATGCGCCGGACAAGTTCGGTGGCCGCCTCTGGATCAAGCGAGGCGTAGTGCAAAAGCTCGTCGTCTTTCAAAGCATTTACGGGGAGGCCCATGACTATCTCCTGAGCGGCGTGATTCAAAGTTGGGAATGGCCTACGCTTACCGCTCCACAGGAAGGGAGAAGGTCATGAGCGAAGACAGGGTTATGGCATTGACGTTGGCGCTTAAAGCGGTGCTCAACGTCGCGCGCAAGCAAGGATTGAGTCTGGAAGACCTGACAGAGGCAGCAGCTGACGAGCTACTGCAATACAGGGCATACGACGCCGAGCATGTCCCGATGGCTATCAGCGAGATTGAAATAGCGGCTGATGCGCTGGTGTGATCAGGCCGTGATTCGGTCGCCAATAACCCGCGTTGTGAAGGTCACGCTGTACTCAGTGGTCAGCTCAAACTCCCCTCCGCAGGTGTCGCAGTGCATGTTCTTGTCGCCGTAGTCCTCGGATTCAATGTGGATTACGGTTGCGCAGTGCGGGCACTTGCATTCGTCCTGGGCGTGATAGTCCCACTCGTCGTAGTCGTGTTCCGCGACCTTGGCGAGTGCTTCGGCTTTGGCTGCAGCGTCCTCACGGTCCTGACATGGCTTGCAGATAAAGCCGTCAGGATGACCCCATGGTGTCTCTGTTAGGCGTGAGCGGTGGGTGCTGCAACGGATGCACACGTCATGCTTATCGCACACGCTGTAGCTGTACCGCTCGCCGCTGCCAGTGCATTTGGCACATCCAGATACCCAATACCATGCTCCGTCGATGCGCTCGGCATACAGCCCTTTCTCTGGCGCAGTCAGTTCCACATAGGGCAGACCATTCCGATGCGGCTTGCCGTGCCAGCCGTCATTCCAGATGCACTTCAACCCGCTGCGGGTACGCTCCGTCCATTCGCCGGGAATCTCCGGGATCAGAATCTTGGTGTCCTTGCTCATGAAAAATCTCCGAACAGAATCAAGCCTCCGAAAGTTCGGTGGCGAATAGGTTGGTGGTGGGCTATACGTGGTGACCGGCATGGGGCCGGGCACAAGGAGTGAACATGACGGATTACATATCGGTTGATGTCGAACTTTTCTTTGATTCACGCCGCGGCGCAGTTAGGGTCAGACCACTGCCTGGACAGAAGTACCCGACCACCATGGTTATTGAGTGTGACAAGAGCTTTCGAGAGAAACATAAGGTGGGTGACCGCTTCAGACTCAACGCCAAAGAGAAGGCGAAGAAGACCGAAGACTGCAGAACACATCTCTACTCCAGGTACAGCTGGGGCGCCGAGCCAATCTCGTAATTCTGCCCCGATCGGATAGCCTCGCGCTGATAGGCCAGCTCCAGTTTCCGCGCCACGATTGGCGATATGAGTATTACGTGGCGCGGTACCGCAAAGAATGGGGCTGAGCCCTGCGGCCCAAGTGCGTGCAGGTGATGAATCATCAGCGTCATCGCCTCTCCCTGTTCCTCGATCCCGTGCCATTCCATCAGCTCAGCGAGCGCTGTCCGTGTGCCGAGCATGGCATGCATCCTCAGCTCCTCCGATCCTCTCTGCTTGCGCTTGTTTGCAGCCTTCGCGCTGCGGTCGGCTTGGCTGGAAGCCATCGCTTTCTCCTTTCAAGCCGCTGGGCGGCAGGTGAATGTGTTCCTGCCGCCGGCGCTGGGCGACAAGTCTGCTGATGCGCCTCATGGGTGACAGACCTCAACCAGTTGGTAGCGAGCGCCTGTGTATGGCCGAGCAATCAGGCGTTGCCCAGGCATGGCGTATACAGCCCATGCCTGCTTGCTGCATCCGGCCATCATGGCGGCGTACTTCACCACGCTGATTGGGTCGCTTGATTCGCGGGCGTGCATCAGGACGCCACCGTTTTTGCTGGAGCATTTCGCGCCGGGGCTGGGTAGTAGATTCTGAAGTCGACCAACAGCTTCCGGAAGTAGGTTCGACCAATGCCCATGTGAGCAGCCGCCTGGCGTTGGCTGACGCCGATATCGCGCATTGCCTTAATGCGTTCGGCGTTCTTGGCGTCTTTGATCGGGTCGATCTGATTGTGCACCAGGTTTGCTGCCCCGCCGTGGGCTGACTTCTGGAATTCGAACCCGTAAGCCCGCGCCATGCTATAGAGCTGCTTGCGGTGGATTCCGGTGTGTTCCGCAACTTCGCGTTGCGACATCGTTTTTGCCAATTCGCGAACACGGTCCAGATCGGCAGGGGGCGCCTTCGGCGTTTGCGCCTTGGCCTTGGCTTCTTCGATATCCGGGACAATGCGCAGGCGCTGCATCGTTTCCTTCTTGCTGCGGCGAGGTGGCAGCGGTTTTCGGTCCGGAGAGCCGACCGGCGCGGGAGCCGCTCGATAGCCATAAGGCCGTGGAGCCGGAATAGGCCCTGCTACCTCTGACACTTTGCCGCCGCGGCTGAGGAATTCGTCCATCGCAGCGGCTAGCCGGGCCGACTCGGCCTGGTTGTGCTGGATACTGCTGAGTTCGAGGGAAACTGCCATGACGACCTCACTTGATACGAATTGAGCTTTCGCCGCGTTCGAGATGAGCCCACGACGGTTCTTCGAGCAGATCAGCCTCGGCGTCTTCGCCTGCCTCCATGCGCTTGCGCACGGCCTCGTTGTGCTCGCGGATTTCCTTGAGCTTGGCGGCGATGGCGTTCTTGTCCGGTGCGATGTTAGTGGTCACCGCCGTCAGATCGTCAGGCACAGCGTCCTCGTTATCGACGATGACCTTCTCTTTGCCCATGGCCAGGGTGATAGTGAACAGAGGGCGCTTGATCGACTTGATGTCGGCGGCTTCCATGTTGCGACGGAGGTAATCGGTGATCTGCGACACGCTGTTAGATTTGATCCGCTTGAGCTCAGCCAGGCGCTTGATCTCGGCATCAATCGCGGTCACGTCGCTTTCGATGTTCCGGCGCAGCTTGACGATGTTGTCCGCCTTGACCTCGAAGTCGCCTTGGATCTCGTCCATGGCGTGCTGCAGGGCCTCTTTCAGACCCTCATCGTCGGTGTCGGCCATGGCCTGCAGTTCGGCCAGTTGGCCGGTCAGTGCGTAAAGCTGGGTCATGCTGCAGTCTCCTGATTAGGATTCGAGAGCTTGTTCCACTCAAGGGAGATTCTGGCCATGCCTTTCTCATCCTTGCGGGCTTTCAGCTTGCGGACGGCGTGATCGTGAATCGCCTTTAGCTCATGAGCCGACTGGGCACCCTGCATCGTCTCGATGGTCGATTTGATGAAGGCCAAACGCTCTTCCTGCTGACGGGCGATTTCAGCTTCTTTGTCTTCGGCCTGTTCGATAGCCTGCTCGGCTTGAAGCTGCTGGACGTAGTTCTGATCGTCGAACATGCCCAAGAATACGTCGGCGCTAAAGCCCAGCATGGATAGCGCCTTCTTGATGGCATCGGTCAGAGATTTCTTCGGCGCCTCGCCATCGGTCGTCATCCCGTAGCTGGTCTTGTACTGGTAGCGAGTACAACCGTACTGCTCAATCTCGCCGCGCTGGCCGTCCTGCGTGAACCAGAGAGAAATTTTCAGGGTGTGCCCTATCTCGCGACCGATGCAGACGCGCTTGTCACCCTCCCCAGCGTAAATTTCGTGACCATCATCGAAGCGCTCTTCAATGACCTTCCAGCCCCAGCCAATGCCTACCGGCCCGAACAATTCAGTGGCCTTCATCACCATTGCGGTGCCGCTCAGGCTGGTGATGTCCTGGCCGTTGACCTTGGCCTTCTTGGTAAACCTTGTGTCGGTCTTTTCGACCTGGTTCCAAATGCTCAGATTATTCATTTGTTCCTCCAGCCGTCAGCGCGCTTCGCCAGCTCCTTGAAGGCAGCGGCCGGAAGCCTGCTCATGTATTTTTTGTTGTCGCGATACCACTCATCCAGCGCTTGGCGCGGGGTTTGGATGGCGACTACGTGGGAAATGCTTTGCTTGTAAGAGGCCGACTCCGAAACCTGCGAGTGGAATGCGGAGTGAATAACAACGGTATTCGTCATGCCCTGCTTGACCAGCGTATTGAGCTCGTCCTGAGACTTGGCCGCGATCGCGCCGGGATGCTTCTTCTGAAAGAGCTTGTAGCAAGCTTCCTTCACAAGCTCCGTGCTGCCGTACTGGATGTATTCAAGGTCAGGGACCTGTTTTTCTATCATCTCGGCGACTTCATCCAGCCGGCCGGTATCGATCCAGGCATTCTTTGCCACGAACTTGAGATCCCAGCCGTCGACAGTTTGGCGGTCGCGCTCAAGCCTGAGGTGTTCGGGGAGGATGTCGTAGCCGTATTGCATGTCGGTTTCGCAGACGAACAGCGTGCCCACGTAAAGCTTCCCGGGCCGAGAGGGAAGGATGTGACCGTATTTCGTACCGATCACGTCTGCCATTGGCGGCTGCATGCGCAAGCAGGTATCGCGAATCTCCGCCTCAATCTCCGGCGTGATACCGTCGATGATGAACTCGACACCTTGGCTCTGAAGCCGAGTTGGCGTTTCGACGATGCACAGCACCTCGGCGCCGAACTGGTCGCTATGTCGAAATTCCGGATGCCACTGCTTATCGCCATTCAGCACTGTGACGTCGTGCCCGCTGCGCGCCAGGACCAGCAGCGCGATCTTGTAGCCTTCACCGAAGCTGCCGATCGCGTCATCTCGCTCAGCCTTGGACGTGCAGCCCAGCACCAGAGTGCTTGCTTCAAGCTTGGCAAAGCGGCTGGTGATGAAGAGCTGGCCTTCGGCGAAGGCATATTCGAATGGCGATTCGCTGTCCAGGGCGTTCTGAATCAGCTCCCGAACGGCTTCCTTCAGGCCCCAGTGGCGAACGTAATCGCGAGAGAGGGGGAGTTCGTAAACTTTCGAACGGATGTAGTCGGAGATTGCTGCGAGCATGATTGCTCCTTGCGCCATCCGTGTGCCGGGGCGCTGCGATTGAATGGGGTAGGGGTTACTGCTGCTGTTTGGCTTGGCGGTGCTTGATCGCGCACTCGGCGTGGTGGACGCGCCACTTGCCCTGGTGACGATTGAAGTGGCCTGCGCCGGCGGCAACGTGCTGGCCGCACTGGTAGCAGGTGCCGGGATGCTTATTGCGCATGGCGATCGCCTGCCGGAGCGCGATACCGAAGCAGCCAGATGCCCGGTGCTACCCAACCATAACGCGCTGGCGGCCCGTCGAACCCAAGGCGGTGGGCGAGCTTCTGTGCAGCTTCTTTGGTTTTGCCAGCGAACTCGACTTCTTCAAGCTGCTCGTCGTTCAGGGATGGAACGATTGGCGTGGTCATGCTGCAGCCTCCAGAAGCTCACGAAAACGAATCATCTCGGCGGCGCGGATGCGCTTGACCAGATCGTCACGCTCTTGAGCGGTGATCACCGAGAGCTCAAAGGACAGAAAAGCGGCCATGCAGGCTCGCTCCGCGATGTGGACCGGAAGGATCGAAGTCGGGATGTACTTGAGCTCTGTCTCGATCCGGTGAATTGCGATGTCATGGGGGCTCATGCTGCCCACACTCCGGCATAACGCCGCGACTCAGCTGCATCCTCAGCAGCGCACTTGGCTTCGTCCTCGTAAAGCTCCCAGAGCTCGTTCTCGATTTCCTCGGCCAGGCGCTCAGCCGCGGCGGCGCAACCGTTCTTGCCCAGGTCTTCCCGCTCGCCATGTTCGTCGTAGGTGTAGCCAGAGACGATTTCAAACTCCATCTCGCGGTAGCCGTGGTAGTCAGCCGGGCTATCCCAAGAGTTTGGGTTTCCCTTCACGCTCACTACCCTGCTGATGTTGCAGGTGAGGACGAACTCCTCGATGATCACTTCGTAAGTCATGGTCGCCTCCGTGGCGAGCTGATTGACCGCATTAGGGGATGCCAGCCAGGTGACCAAACCTGAGCCGTGAAGCTCGCTGGCATCTTCGAATACGGTCGGGGGGATGGGGTGGGTTATTCGGTGGGTGGCGAAGGGAGTGCTTGCCAGTGGGTCACGTATTGCAAGTCGTGATCGCCACTTGTGAAGAAGCTGTTGTGCTGAGACGCAATGAACACCTGCGACAGATCGGTACAAAGAACCTCAACATCTTCTTCAGGCATCTGGCTCTCAACGCTGATCCAGCCGCTCACGGCTCCTCTCCACGGCGCCGGCGCTCGGTTGCCATTTCCATATCCAAATCGTGCCGCTCTTCGCTGATCAACTCAGCCACGGCATCTTCGATCTCAGACATCGCTTCACCCTCGTCTTTGGCGCGGCGAATCATTACGCGAAGAAGCTGGATTGCAGCGTCGAGCCGAGACGGGTAAACGTGAGCAATGAATCCACTACTTGAAGGCTCTTGAATCAATATCTGACCGGAAACGTTCATCCCGCTCATCTCAATCTCCTTGCAGTTGATCAAACACACTCCACTGACCCATCGAGAACGCTTATAGGCCGATGGGCTGCGGGGATGGGGCAGTGGGGTATGTTCGGAGGGGCGAAGAAAAGCCCGAACTTTGCCGGGCTTTTCACTCATGATGCTTCTCATAGTCGATGCCGCGGTTGGGAGGCCTCGGCGCGCTGTCATATCTAGCAATCTACCTATCGCGCCCACCGATTCGACTGGGGCCCTGCACAGGATTTAACTGTCCACCTGTGATCTGAGGTAATGCGATAGCTGAGGGGATGCCAGCCCATCAGGATATGTGGGTATCTCCTATTGCTCGCTCACTGGGAAGGCAGTGGCTACCTGTTGAATGGGGTGCCGTCTCTCCGGCTGTCTCGCCAGTGAATGGGTCAGCAGCACCGACCCACACAGTCAATCACCAGTCTCGCGCCCAGCGTTGGCGCCTCATTACAGGGGTGATTCCCGTCCTCTCGTTAGCCGACTCATAGAGGAAACGACGTGTTAGCGGCAGTACGTTGCCAGCCCGGCGCCGAAATCGATGTTTGGTAACCCCGCACAGGCAAGCCGTTCATGCGGGGAGGTGTTGCCCGTCAGCGCTCGGTAACAAACGATTCTCACGGTGATGCAGGTGGGCGGTTATAGGCCGCAGTTTTGTCCGCATCCCACTGCCCACTCTGTGAATGGGCAGAAAGTTGCTTCAGACCGGCGAGTTACCGTCAGAATCTCCACTGTTCAGCCATTCAAGAACGGCTTCCTCGCCAATGGCGTTCAGCATGTCGGTAGGGTCGGTGTCGTCGCTGCTCAGCCAATCAGACAGGTCTTCCTCTGTCATCGCTTGCAGCACCTCGGTCGAGCCGAGAAAGTCGATGACGTCCCGCACGTCCAGATCATGAAGCCGATCATCCAGCGCCATGTCCTCAACGATCTTTTTTGGATCTCCTTCGACTGTCACGGTCATCCCGCGATAGTCCATTTCCATGGACACCTTGTCCGCCTTGAAAACTGTCGTTTCCATCGTCTTGCCCTCCAGAGCGCTTGATTTCCCTGATACCCCTGTCTCCAAGGGCATCGAGGAAATCTGGTCTTATCACTCACTGCGCCCATCAGGGTCATTCGCTCAGTTCGGTCATCACCTCGCCAGAATCAGCCCCTCTACGGCTTTCATCTGGCGCCGGTCGCCTCACAAGCGCAGCGGTTTGTTTCCTTCGGTTTACTGACCTCCCACCGATGGTGCCGGGAGTGACCTAACCGGTTTGGCCGGGTAGTCGTTCATGGCGCTGGTTGTTAAAGAGCGGCGGGTCTCTTGAGGCCCTGTCGCACCGTTGGTTTGTCGCTGCGATGGGTTAAAAGTAGCACTGCTAATATTGGATGTAAACAGCACTGCTAATAATATTTTCATCAGGTCGAAAGAAAGCCCGCACTTGGCGGGCAAAGAGGGATGCATGGTCAGTTTTCTTTCGGGACGGTCCAGAACAGCTGAATCAGTCCATCGTCCCGATGAGCAATGGTGACGTTATCGTTTTCGGCGATCTCGTCGAGGATACGGTCCCAGTCGGCCGGATCGTCATTCGCGGACCGCTCCAGAAGAACGGATTTTGAGGTTTGCGCCCTGGGCGTGTTGATCGCCCGCTGTACGCGCATGCCGAGCAGTTCGTAGGAAGTGGGTTCTGCGGGTGCCTGAGGTTTCTGCTTTGCCATATGGTCCTCCTTGGTGTGCTGTATGGATATACAGTAAAAAAGATCCAAGTGAATGGCAATAGACGGGCGAAAAAAAGCCCGCTCTTGGCGGGCTCCTAAAAATCTGATGGTCAAAGCGGGGTGTAGTCACCCGTCACGACATCCCGATAGATCGCAGTGGCGTAGAGCTTTTTGGAATCGCTGATCCTTTTTGCCACGGAAATCGCTTCCTGCTTGGAAGCGTAGGGGCCAGCTCCTACGTCCTTTCCAATCATCGGTACCACATCAAGATCCATCTCCTCCATGCACTTGCGTGCACGATCACTTTCGGCATCGTCACGGCATGATACTCGCGCTACCCAGCCTTGCTTGAGCTTGGGCGCTGCCGCTGGCTCTACGTCAGCCCCGCAATGCTTGCATTTAATCGCTGCCAGCTTGATGGGTTCGGCACAGAACGGGCAATCCCTGGTGTCAGCCGTGCTGACGGGCGCCGCTGGCTGGCGTCTACCACCAAAGATCAGCATGAGCAGGCCGGCGATGAAGGCAATACCACCGATAAGCGTCAGGTTTTGGCGTTCGGCCATCAAGCCTATATTGTTGACTCTGCCGATACCGGTGTTGACCGAAACGTCCATGGACATCGAGACGATCAGTAGAAGAACGGCAACGACCAATACCAAAATTCCAAATCCGCGCACTGCACAACCCTCCATAGATGAGCCTGAATTCTATCATGCAGGCCCATGGCTACCGGGCGTAAAAAAGCCCGCGCATTGGCGGGCTGCGATGTCAATCGGAAGGGCGGATACGAAAAGCCCGGCGCAGGGCCGGGCTTGTGAACGACTATTAGGCGACTCTCGGAGTCCACCATTCAATCGTTTTTAACGCCAACTCATCTGTTGACGGCGCTTTAATCACTGACAAGCCTGAGCGCTCGACACGTTCAAGCTGTTTATCGATAACGTCAGATACGCGTTTGTACTCCAACTGATCCATTCCGCTTTTATCATTCGGAACTAGAATCGACAACGCCCCGATCCGATCACTGTTGTTTGACACAAGCGTGAGGTCGGAGAATGCTTGAAGGATATTTTTCTCAGCAACCACCGGGCTTTTATACCAAACGGATACGACCGATCCGACTGCCGTTGCGCTAAGCAACGGAACATCCACGTCGATCGTGCCATTCTTCAGGTGCAGTCGGTAGCGCTCATCTTTGATGATCGCAGAAGCACTCAGAGCCATCCTTTGCCGCATGATCTGGAACAAACCATCGCGTAGCTTCGGAGTTGAAGTGTATCTAAATGCCTCGTTGCGCGATGGATCCTTAGGCCTTCCAAGCGTCACTACGTCAGAAAAAAACTCCTCAACGACAGCCTCAGGAGATTCACCTGAGGCATAAAGGCTCGGCCCGAGTCGAACATTACTGCTGATAATGTCCGGGAGACCGTCCTTGCTGGAGAAGATATATTCTTCAATATCATGAAGATAGTGCGTGAGGCTCTTCAGGTTAACCCGGCCGCCATATAGGCATTTGACTCGATCAAAGGTATCGAGCATACGGACATCAACCTTTCCGGCATGGGAAAACATGACGCCCACGTTCAGATATTCGTCAGCATCCTGATCCAAGCACATCTGAATAGGTCGCCAATGACCAGCCACGCGCACGGGCACAGCTGCTGACGCAACCTTTTGCTTAAGCCTAGCGAGGATAGTCATATCATCAGACCCACTTTAGCGCCGTATTGTCCAGGATCCAGTCGAGAGGCTAGGAATTCTAGCACCTGTTCGACTTCTGGAGGATCCATGAATTCCGATAAAACAGAGCCGGCCTGGCTACGCCCAGTCGCCTGCCATGCTACTGAAAAAGACTTGTAGGCTAAATTCCGCGCTGACCGGATGGGACTCCGCGCGCTCCAAGAAGGAATGAAGCTTTCGATCAAGTCAACCAGAGCATTGCGCACCGGGAGGGGGCTTGACTCGAGCGCCTCCGGCGACCAGGTAGGCGTTCTGAATATTCGTCCATGATCTATCAGTACCAGATTAGCCGATGGAGAACCCAAGAGATTGCCCAAATGACGATCGCTGTTCTCAACCCATTCATCGAATGAGACTATCCTGGGTGAGGTCTTGTTTGAAGAGAGGTCAATAGCAATTCGTGCCCGGTTTCTTTGCTGCACCAAGTCGGGGGCATCTGAAGGGCACTCGACCATAAGGGCGTCAAGCCGCATATCTTCAGAAAACCAAGCAAGATACTCATCCTGAGATTTTCCGGTGGCATCTTGATCTGCCAGTTTTGCAAGGACCGATTCAGGTAGCTGCTCAGCGGCCAGAACGATTGCCCCAGCTCGACTTGCAACCTCAAAACCGCAGGTCCGCGCAAGACAGTAGCCTAGCGCCTCACTGATGACTGATCGGTTTTCTGCACTGCTTCCATTTGGAAGGCCAATGAGAGTGGCAAATGGTTTGATGTAGCACCTTGCGGCGACATCACCGACCTGTATTTTCCCCCGGAACAGTACACTTTCCCCGGCGGGGGCAGCATCTCGCAAGGTTCCTAGAAACGAATCACTTCCCAAAATTTGCAGCATGATCAATCCTTTGAAATTGATAAAAAAAAGCCACAGGGTAATCACCCCAGCGGGGACCTCGGCCACTTGGCGTCTACGACCTTGCCGTCGATCACAAATCCCCACCACGCCAGATCACCTTGCCAATGATCCGGTGCTCATTCACATCACTGCGCGACAGAACGATGTCGCCAAACTCGTCCTTGTCCTGGTTATCACTGCGGATGATCCAGCTGCCAAGCGCGGTCTTCACCAGGCGCTTCACGATCGCGCCCTTATCCGTGCTGGACAGGACAAATACGTGCCCGTCGGCTGGCTCGATCTTCGACTTGTCCACTAGCAGCACGTCATGGTCATTGATCGTGGGCCACATGCTTTCGCCGTCGGCGTAGATAACCAGCAGGTTTTCAGCTTTTACGCCCTTTGCCTTTAGCCAGTCGCGCTTGAAGGCCAGAGTAGTGTTGGACTCGACGTGTGGGTTCTCGGAGCCCAGACCTGCCGCAGCCTTCGCTGTGAGCTGCGGGATGTGCGCGTATTTCTCGTCGATCGCCTCCGAATCCCAGCCAGCAGGGAAGGGCGACTGCGGAGCATTTGCCAAGGATGAACCATCTGGCGCAGAGGTGGAGCCCAGAATGGGTGATCTGAAAATTCCAGAGGCGAGCGAAGGACTTACTTCGGCAGGCTCGAAATCAAGGACCTTGGCCAGCTTGACCAAGGCATCAAGGTTCAGCGCCGCATGGCCATTCAGGTACTGGCTCACCATGCTCTGCGGCGACTTCCACTCACACCGCTCGCCGACTTCTGTCTGGTTGAGGGGTGGTGTATCCCCGCGAGCCTTGGATTCCTTCACCCGGCGCTGATAAATCTCGCGCAGCCGAGCGGCATCCTCAAGCTGGACTTCGGATAACGGAGTACGGGTAGGTTTTTTCATACGCGCGATTAAGTAGCACAGCTGATATTTAATCAAACAGCAGTGCTAATTCCTTCCTTGTTTTTGACAAAGTAGCAGTGCTAATATCCGGTCAAATCAACCGGAGACCCAGATGATGAAGACCGTATCCCTAGGGGAATACCTGTCATCGCACGGAACCCAGAGCGATCTCGCCAAGGCTCTGGGTATCCAGCAAAGCGCCGTATCCCAAATGCATCGTTCCAGCCGGACTATCACGATCACGCTGATGGATGACGGCTCGATCCTGGCAAATGAGATCCGGCCAATCCCGGCACGCAAGACCGCCGCCTAACCGCGCTTAGAGCTAAGCGAGATCGTTGCCAGCTCAAACCCGCGCAGAGCCTCCTGGCTCAACTGATCGCGCAACTGACTGGCCTTCTGCTCGAACGCAGGCCAGAGCTTCATCTGAGAAGACAGGGGCAGGGTGGATGCCAAGGCACCCACAAAGCAGCAGAGGGCGGTTATCTCGCCTTGCAGTTCGGAAGAGTCGGTCATGGATACGTCCTTGATCAGTTGGTAGGCAAATGATCGCGGCGCTGGTGGCGTAACGCCACGTAACAATTTTTGAGGTGTGACATGCAGGAATTGATGAAGGCCATCTACGACGTGGTGGACACCCATGGCGCAACCAAGATCGCCGAGGGGGCGAGCTTTCCGTCTCGCACTCTGCTGTCGCAGAAGGCTAACCCGGACTACGACAGCCACAAGATGAACGTTCAGGAACTGCACCGAATCATGAAGTTCACCGAGGACTTCCGCCCACTCAAAGCTTGGGCTGAGTTCTTCGGCTTCGACCTTGTCCCGAAGGACAAACCCGCTCCAACCGATCTGAATTCCGCCCTCATGCGCCTGCACGTCGACTTGGCTGACGTCACTCGCCTGGCATACGACGCCCAGGCCGACGGCCATGTGTGCTCGCGCGAGAAGTCGGAACTGATCAAGGAGGCAGACGAGGTGATCGTCAGCCTGGAAGTGTTCAAGCAATCCGTGAAGGTCGCCTGAATTTCAGACACAAAAAAACCGCCGGGCATGGCGGTTCTTAAGCAAAGCAGTAAGCGAGGAAAATCATGACAAACATCGTCTCATTTGACAAGTCCCGAGGGTTCACCCGAATGGACAACCAGCTTATGGATGGCCTGATGGCTATCGAGCTGTCTGCCCGCGAAATGAAGATCGTTCTGTACGTGGCCAAGGCCACCCTGAACTTCAACGCTGGCGCTCAGCGCATTCCGGCGACAGACATCGCCAAGGCAACCCACATCCATCCTGACACCGTCTCGAAGGCCATCTCAGGCCTTCTGCGTCGACGCGTTCTGTATCGCGAAGGCGGCGCCCGTGGCGACATCGGTCTTTGCGATCCGAAAGAGTGGGTATTCGTAGTAGAGCCGAAACAGACCATTTCGTCTGACTCGGCTCAAATTGTCCGAATCGGCTCTGATTCGAAACAGACCAAAACCGACGACTCCCTTCTTTATTCTAAGAAAGAACAACCCCCTATAACTCTTCCTTCGGAAGAGATTATTACCCCCCAGGCCGAACCGGCCCCGGCCAAGGCTGATCGCAAAAAAGCGTTTGGCCTGTCCAGCCTGCTCGCTGATAACCCGCATGGCCTGACCGAAGTCCTGCTGGCCGACTGGCTTGCCCTGCGCAAGGCGAAGAAGGCCGCTGTCACCGAGACAGTCTGGAACTCCCTGAACGCGGAGCTGGTGAAGTGCGCCGAGCTGGGCATCTCCGCTGACGTCGCGATGACCGAAGCACTGTCCGCTGGCTGGCAGGGCTTCAAGGCCGCCTGGATTGCCAACCGCATTGCAGAGCAGGCGATCTCGTCGCCAGCTCCATCCCGTCACCACGGCTTTGCCGACCGCGACTACACCGCTGGGCTCAAACAACGCGAGGACGGCTCCTATGCGCTCTGAGAAAGTCGCTGACATCAAGCAGGCCGCCATGGGTGCCCGCATCCAGCCAGCCGAGTGCGAGAAGCACGGAGCATTCGAGCAGAAGGTCACGATCCTGATGGGGCGGGAGTTCAAGGGGCACTGCCCTGAATGCGCTCGCATTGCCGGCGAGGAGGCCCAGGCCAAGGCTCAGGCTGAGCAAGCCTACAAAAATCGCCTGATACTCACGGAGAAGCTCGGTGATGCCCTGATTCCAAAGCGATTCACCCATCGCACGCTGGGCAACTACACCGTCGAGCAAGACGGTCAGAAGCGCGCCCTTAGCTTCTGCCGCCACTACGTGAACAAGTTCGGTACGGAGCAGGACAAGGAGTCTATTCGCGGTTCGGGCCGGTGCATGGTGCTGATCGGCAAACCGGGCACTGGCAAGACCCATCTCGGCGTGGCCATTGCCAACGAATTGCTGCACAAGACCTCGCAGACCGCCGTTTACCGCACTGTTGGCGCAATCCTTCAGGCCATCCGGGCCACCTACGACCGGAGCAGCGACCGTAGCGAGGCAGACATCCTGTCCAGCCTTATCGATCCTGACCTGCTGGTCCTCGATGAAGTTGGCGTGAGCAAGGAGCAGCCGAGCGACTTCGAGCTGACGACCCTGTTCGCAATCATCAACGGCCGGTACGAAGACCAGAAACCAACTGTCGTGATCTCCAACCTGGCCGGCGACGAGCTTTCCAAGGCTATGGGCGAGCGCTGCGTGGACCGTCTGCGCGAGGGGAGTCTGATCGTAGTCCCGTTCGACTGGGAATCCCAGCGCGGCAAGGAGGGCTTCTGATGAATTTTTTCAAGTGGTGGAACGAGCCCGGAAGCATAAATCAGAGCATTGCCAAAGGCCTTATCAGCGGCACTTTGATTGGCTCGGTGCTCTTCGCCGGAATCAGCATTGCCTTCGATCAGTTGGTCGAGAAAAGCCCGTCCGATATCTGCCGGGAATCCAACACTTTCGGTTCTTCGGCGTGGGTCGCCTGCGTGGACAAGTTGATCCAGGAGGCCCGCCCATGACCAACCGCATCTGTATCGGCCTCACCATCCTCGCCGTAGTCCTCGCCTATGGCGCTCATCACAAAGTACAGCGGGTCACTGCGCCTGCAAATGTGCAGGGGGTGTTTCGATGAGCAGCCGTGAACAATTTGAATCCCGTTTCCCGGTGCCAGAAGGGGTGGCCTGGAACCCTGAAACCTCCCGCTACGTGCTGTTCCACCTGAAGCGCGCAACCGTTGCCATCTACGAGGCTCACGTTGAGCGCTGGGTGGTGTGGCAGGCGGCGCGTGAGGCACTGCTGACGCAGCAAGCCAAGGAGCAAGAAGAGTTCCTCGCCCACCTTGCCGACTTTGAACACGAGGACACTTTCCATGACTGACATCGCCAAGCTGAAGGCGCTGGCCGAGGCTGCTGACCAATCCGAATGGGGCGTGGTTGTATCGGGATCTCCCGCGTCAAATCCGGCAGGAGCAGCGCTCCTTATTGGGCCTCGTCGCATCGACATGGATCGCATGGCCGGATTCAACGCGGATGATGCGAGATTCATCGCCGCCGCCAACCCTGTCGCGGTGCTGGAGCTGATCGCGGAGATTGAGCGGCTGCGCGATTCCCATGAGCAGATCTGCGCGAACTACAACAAGGTGAGCTTCGCATCCGAAGAGCGCGGCAAGCAGATTGACCAGCTCAAGGCCGAGAACGAGGCGCTCGTTACCGCGCTGAACGACATTCTGCGGGTGACCCCGATGAGCGTCGAAGCATTCGGGATTGCTGCGTTGGTGCTCGGTGAACTGGGCGTGAGCAAGGAGGCCAGTCATGACTGAAGTCCTTATGCGCAGCCGCGAAGACACCAGCCGCCTCATGGGCATCCTTCACGCCACTGACTTCACCAAGCCCAAGCTCATCGTCATCAAGGAGCCTGACCGCAACGGCGAGCAGAACAAGAAGCTCCACGCGATGCTGGCCGACATCTCCCGCCAGGTGGAGCACGCCGGCCGCAAGTGGGACGTGACGGTATGGAAACGTCTGTGCACCGCCGCCTGGCTGCGTGAGAGCGGCGAAACCATCCAGATGATCCCGGCCATCGACGGAAAAGGCATCGACGTCCTGTACGAGCGCACCAGCAAGCTTACCGTGAGCAAGTGCGCCGAGTTGATCGAGTGGGTTTCGGCGTTCGGCGCCGAGCACCAGGTGCGCTGGTCGCAGAAGGATCTGTGGGGTGGCCGCTATGACTGAATTCGCGAAGGCCCTCATTCGGGTCGCTCGCTGCTTAGTCACCCTGATCGAGGCCTCGTATGTCGGTCAGCCGGTTGAGTTCCAGTTCGGGGGTGAGCTGTGATCCCCCAGCCATCGAAACCGATGCGCCCGAAGCGCTGCCGCGTGGCTGGTTGCGGCTCGACCTTCACGCCCACGCGCAGCTTTCAGAAGTGGTGTTCGCCGGATTGCGCGGTTGTGCTGGCCCGGCAGGCGCAGGAGAAGCAGCGCAAGTCGATTGCCCAGCGTGAGCGCCGGGAGATCAAGGTTCGCCGGGAGAAGCTGAAGAGCAGAGCGGATCACCTGAAGGACACGCAGACCGCTTTCAATTCTTGGATACGTCAGCGCGATGCGGGGCAGCCCTGCATCAGTTGCGGAACCACGGCGGACGTTCAGTACTGCGCTGGCCATTACCGGACGACGGCAGCAGCACCAGAGCTTCGATTTGAGCCGCTCAACGTGCACTTGCAGTGCAACCGAAACTGCAACATGGGCAAGTCCGGCAACCTCTTGGGTTATCGACCCAGACTGATCGAGAAGATCGGACTAGAAGCTGTGGAGTGGCTGGAGGGTCTGCATGAGCCGAAGAAATACACGATTGATGAATTGAAGGCGCTGACCGCGCTGTACCGGGCAAAGACCCGCGAATTGAAGAAAGAGGACGCAGCATGATCAATTTGAATTCGGCACGCATGGCCTGGCACGACGCGCTCTACACCCCATGGGATAGCCAGGGCGCTCACGTAGAGCAGATCGGCCTGTTGGGCTGCTCGGTGCAGAAGACCGAGAAGTCAGTGAACAGTCGCCACGCCATGCACCAGTCGATATCGGCGCGCATCCAGCATGCGATCGACACGCTACCGGCCCACCTGAAGGCGTTCGGCAACTTCATGTACAGCCCGCTGGCCACGGTCGACGACAAGGAAGAGGCAGATGAGCGGGTTCTGCACGTCGCCTACGCCGCGGGCGCGAAGATGACAGCCCGCAAGTTCGAGAAGGCACGCTATGTCGCACAGGCAGTGCTGCACCGGTACCGCCGCATGCACCAGGGCGGACAAAGCGAAGGAGTTGACCCGCTGCCCAGCGTCGAGAAGATGCGCGAATGGATATTGGAGCGCTTCGGGGTGGCTCTCGTCGGCGATCAGTGGGCAAGGGATTGGGGCGACTTCGTGGAGCGCTGCTTCGATGCCTGCAACCATCTCGACAAGCAGGCACTGGTGCCTGTTTCGCAAGCAATTTCGGTGATGAAAGAAGCCGCTTGATTTTTTGTCGGCGCTGCAGCATCATTTCGCCATATTGAGTATTTTGCCTGCGGCAACTTGCTCAGAAAGCCTCGCCATTGTGCGAGGCTTTTTCGTTTCTGGATGGCCCTATTCAGGCCCTCAGTTTCCCTGCTCCTCTCCTGGCCAAGTGCAGTCGGCCTTTTTTATTTCGGTGAAACGATGACTCGGTCCGCATGTTGGAGCCTGTTTGCCGTTTCCGTCGCAATATTCAGTTATCTGGCGCACCGCGATATCAGCGCGAACGTCTTCATCGGCTCGTTCTTCATCATCCAGGCACTGAAGCCTGCGGATGAGGCCCGGCTCAATCAGTCGGCAATGGCCCTGTGCGCCTTAGTCGGAACAACAATCGTTGGCTTCGCCATATGCGCCTGGGTATTCGGGCTTGAATGGGGCCGCCCAGCTTCATGGTAGAGGCAGTATGACGACAAGCCTGAAGAGGTTCCTATGGCCGCTGAAAGCGTAGTAAGCAGCGCCATAGTGACGGGCGCCGCAAACGGAACTGGAGTTGCCATGGCTGGATTGCTCCTGACGTTCGATCAAGGCCTGGCCATGGGATCAATTGGCGGCTGCTTCATGTTCCTTGCCGCCTCTGCATCACTCCCATGGAGCTCTCGCCTGTTCTACGCGATCGGCTCCTGCATCATCGGATATCTGGTCGGGATATTTATCCTTGGCCTTGGGTCCAACAACGGTCTTGCGGCGATCGCGGCCTGTATCGTATCGGCGCTCGCATCATGGGTTGTCGGTTCTCTCAAGCGTTGGGCTGATGGAGGCCCACGACCAGACTGGATTGAATGGCTGGCAGGGTTCATGCCGGCGTTCATGCAGCGAGGCAAGCGCGATGAATGAGTTACTAGACCTGATCCACCAAGCCCTGGCCTGGCTGGCAAGCGTGATGCCTGACTTCCTGTTGGGCACGCGTGGCGTATGCCACTTGCTGATCTTTCTGTTCGTGGTTGGCTATCAAGCACCTACCACCAGCCACCGTAAGGCCGTAGGCACAGTCGCCGGGATATTCGCCGGGGCCAACGCTGCCGAAGCCTACCGGATCGCCTACAACTTCACCTCGTTCACATCCGTGGTGCAGCCACCTCTCACCCTGGTGATGGTCTGCGTCCTGTTCTTCGTGATCTACGCCAGAGGAAACGTTGCCCGCATGCTGCCGCGCAAGATAAGCGAACTGATGCCGTAGGTGCGCGTTCAGCCGTTGATATGGATCCAATTAGCGAGCAATATCCATTCTTCACAACGTGAGGAGTTGGGTTATGGCGTTAGCGAAAGGCGATGTTGTAGAGCTGAAAAGCGGTGGGCCTAGCATGACAATCCAAGATCTTGGCAGCTGGGAGGCCCGCGGCATTGAAGATGGCGCCCTATGCGTGTGGTTTGAAGGCAAGACGAAGCACGAAGATGTTTTTGACCTGAGTGCGCTAAAGGAAGTTGACGAGGCGTATCGCGGCAGAAAGTAGCCGGCATAACCCGAAGCCCCGCATTTTCGCGGGGTTTCTTCATTTCTGGTGCAGTGTATGACAGCCAAGCAACCCGACTGGGAGGCGGCATGAATAGGCCAATGCCACCAGACACGCTGCTTGAGTTGTCTGAGTTATCTGATTTCGGCATCCGTCTGACGCCTGCACCTGAGGTGTGGGAATGGGTTCAGGCCGAGATCCTTGCTGACGCCGGTAGCATCCACAACGAAGACCATGCACACCTGATCGATGCAGACATCGCGGTCATGTGGGCATCGTCGAGCTTCGAGAAGCAGGGTCGCTATGTCTTGGGCCAGGCTGAGCAAGTTGCATTCCGCGCAGGTGGCTGGCAGAAGGCCCGGATGGAACAACAGATGCGTGACTGGTTCGGCGATGTGCCGACATTCATCATTACCCTGGCCGCTGACTATTGTTCGACTTGTAGCGACACCGAGTTCTGCGCCCTGATCGAGCATGAGCTCTATCACCTGGCACAGGCCACGGACAAATACGGCCAGCCTGCCTTCACTCAGGACGGCTCGCCCAAGCTGAAGCTTCAAGGCCATGACGTCGAAGAGTTCGTCGGCGTGGTTCGCCGCTACGGTGCGAGCCCTGAGGTTCAGGCCATGGTCGACGCTGCAAACAAACCCGCTGAGGTGGGGAAACTGAATATTTCGAGGGCCTGCGGAACCTGTCTGCTCAAGTCGGCCTGATTCTGTGACAGGTTTTGACGGATGAATCCCATATGGCAGTGCTACGAAGCGAGGTCAAAGCCTTCATTGTGCAGGCGCTGGCCTGCTTCGATACGCCGTCTCAGGTGGTGGCCGCGGTCAAGACTGAATTCGGGATCGATATAAGCCGCCAGCAGTGCGAGTCGCACGATCCAACGAAGTACGCGGGGCAGGGGCTTGGGAAGAAATGGGCTGACCTCTTCCATCAATGCCGGGCAAGGTTTCGCGAAGAGACGGCTGATATCCCGATCGCCAATCGCGCCTATCGATTGCGCACGCTTGGACGAATGGCCGAGAAGGCCGAGAACATGAAGAACATGGCGCTGACTGCCCAGTTGTTGGAGCAGGCCGCCAAAGAGGTGGGCGACGTCTATGTGAATCGCCGCCTCGAACCTGAAAAGCCCCTTGGCTCCCAGGCCGACCAGCCGCATGCAGTTGCGGAGTACACGCTGGAGCCAGACGAGAATGTCCCGACTACCCCGTACCTATGACGCGCCAGTCAGGCTGACGCCGAAGCAGGCGAACATCTACGTCTGGGGGTTCCAACCTCAGGCTCGCTTCCGAGATGCGGTGTGCGGCCGTCGATTCGGAAAGACCTTCCTCGGCAAGGCTGAGATGCGCCGAGCGGCCAGGCTGGCTGCGGAGTGGGGCGTAAGCGTTGAAGATGAGATCTGGTACGGGGCGCCGACCTTCAAGCAGGCCAAACGCGTATTTTGGCGCCGCCTCAAGCAGGCGATCCCTGAGGCGTGGCGTGCACACCGTCCGAATGAGACCGAATGCTCGATCACACTGAAGTCAGGCCACGTGATGCGCGTGGTGGGGCTCGATAATTACGACAATCTGCGCGGCTCTGGTCTGTTCTTTGTTTTGGTTGACGAATGGGCCGACTGCCCGTGGGCTGCGTGGGAAGAAGTCCTGCGCCCGATGCTCTCGACGTGTCAGTACACGCTGCCGGGTGGTGAGATGCGCAAGGGCGGACATGCGCTGCGGATCGGTACGCCCAAGGGCTTCAACCACTGCTATGACACCTACCTGGACGGTCAGGACGGCGGCGAGCCAGATCACAAAAGCTGGCAATACACCTCTCTGCAGGGCGGCAACGTTCCGCCCGAAGAGCTTGAGGCCGCAAGCCGCAAGATGGACCCTCGGACCTTCCGGCAGGAGTACGGGGCCAGCTTTGAGAACTACGCTGGCGTCGTGTACTACACGTTCAGCCGCAAAGAATGCGCAACGACTGAGCGAATCAAGCTAGGTGAAGCTCTGCACGTCGGCATGGATTTCAACGTCATGAAGATGAGTTCGGTCGTCTTCGTCGTTCGGGACGGTCTGCCCTTCGCGCTGGATGAGTTCCACAAGGTCCGCGATACCCCGGAGATGATCGAGAAGATCAAGGCGCGTTTTCCCGGGCATGAGATCGCTGTCTATCCCGATGCCAGCGGCCAGAACACAAGCAGCAAGAACGCAAGTGAGTCTGACCTGTCGCTGCTAAAGAAGGCGGGTTTCACCGTGGTTGTGGACTCGACCAACCCAGGCGTGAAGGATCGGGTCAACTCGCTGAACGCTATGTTCCTGAACACTTACGGCGAACGGCGACTGAAGGTCAACATCGACCAGTGCCCTCAGTTCACCCAATGCCTTGAGCGCCAGACCTACACCGAAAAAGGTGAGCCGGACAAAGATCCGAAGAAGGGCCATGACCACATGAACGACGCGGCCGGCTACTTCATTGCTAAGCGCTACCCAATCAAAACTGTTGTCACCTCAATCAATATGGGATTCGCACGCTGATGGCAAACGACGTCACATTCACCCGCCCGGAGTACGACGCGGCGAAATCCCGCTGGCGCCTGGTGCGTGACGTCTGCAAAGGGTCCGAGACCGTCAAGAAGCGCGGCGACCTGTACCTGCCTCGCCCAAACCCGAGCGACGACAGCGAAGACAACAAGTTGCGCTACCAGAGCTATCAGGTCCGGGCGGTGTTCTACAACGCCACCGGTCGCACGAAGAACAGCCTGACCGGTGCCGTGTTTCGCACCTGGCCAACGCTAACAGTCCCCGGCGCCCTCGACTACGTGAACAAGGACGTGGACGGGCAGGGGATCAGCGTCTACCAGCAATCACAGTCGGTCATTGGGCATCTGCTCGAGGTTGGCCGCCATGGTTTGCTGGTGGACTACCCATCGGTTGAGTCTGGCGCAATCAGCCGGGCTGACAGTGACGCTGCTGGCATCCGCCCAACGATTGCCAGTTACGTGGCTGAGGCGATCATCAACTGGAAGGTGCGAAAGGTCGGCGGGCAATATCTGCTGAGCCTGATCGTGCTCAAGGAAGTAGTCGACAAGGACACCACGGACGGCTTCGGCGTCGAGGCAAAGGATCAGTACCGGGTTCTGCGCCTATCGGAAGACGGCATCTATCAGCAGGAGCTTTGGACTGAAGAAAACGGATGGGCGACCCCTTTCGATGTCGTAACCCCGCTCGACGGCGCTGGAAGGCCTTGGCGGATCATCCCGTTCATGTTCCTGGGCAGCGAGAACAACGACTCCAGCATCGACGATTCGCCTCTGTACGACATGGCCGAGATCAACATAGGCCACTACCGCAACAGCGCAGACTACGAGGAGGCCAGCTACCTGGTCGGCCAGCCTCAGCCGTGGATGGCCGGGCTCGACGAGCAATGGCGCGACCACCTTGAGCAGACTGGCATCTATCTCGGCTCTCGGGCGCCGTGGCTGCTTCCGAATGGCGGAAGCTGCGGGATGATGCAGGCCCAGCCCAACACGCTCGCCAAGGAAGCCATGGACGCCAAAGAGGGCCAGATGGTTGCCTTGGGTGCCCGGCTGATCGAGCGCGGCAGTGCGGTGAAGACCGCGACCCAGGCTGATAACGAGAGCGCCGCCGAGCACAGCGTCCTGTCGCTGGTTGTAAGCAACGTCAGCGAGGCTTACACGCAGTGCCTCATGTGGATGGCGCAGTTCCTCAACATCAGCGGGAAAATCGAATACAAGCTCAACCAGGACTTCACGCAGATCACCCTGGACGCAACGATTCTGGTGGCGCTCTTCAACGCAGTGCAGGGCGGCAAGTTGCCTGAAGGCGACTTCTGGCAGTACCTGCGCGATCGGGGGGTTATCAACCCTGAGAAGACAGACGATCAGATCCGGGGCGAGCTTGAGGCCAGCACGGCGGGCTTAGGCCTTGACGATGAGGGAGATGACGATGGCGGCAAACAAGGCGCTGCTTGATGCCACGATCCGCCATGCAGTCTTCCTGGAGCGCCTCAAGGCCGGCGAGGTCGCCAAGTTCGCGCCCTTCCTCAAGCAGATCGACAGATCACTGCGGGAACAGCTGAACAAGGCGCCGCTCACCGAATACAACACCAAGCGGCTGACAAAGCTGCTGAGCGAAGTAGACAGCCTGCTCCTGGCGATCTTCAGCGAATACAGCGACCAACTGCAGCTTGATCTGATCGACCTGGCAACCTACGAAGCGCAGTTCGAAGCCGCCAACTTGACCAAGGCGGCACCGGCCACGGTGAGCTTTGAGGCAGTCATGCCGACCGTCTCCGCGATCAGGGCGGCGGTGCTGGGCAATCCGCTGAGCATTCGCGGGCCGGACGGCGGCAAGCTGCTGGAGCCGTTCATCAAGGACTGGACCACGGCGGAGCGCACAAGGCTTACGGGGGCTATTCGGCAGGGCTTCTTCGAGGGTCAGACGAATGCCCAGATCATCCAGAAGATTCGCGGCACCAAGGCGCTGAAGTACTCAGATGGCCTGCTGGCTGTGACGGACCGCAATGCAACCACGGTGGTGCGCACTGCGATTCAGCATGTTGCCAGCCAGGCGCGCATGGAGACGGCCAAGGCCAACAGCGACGTAGTGCTCAAGATCGAACTGGTGGCCACGCTGGACAGCAAGACCAGCCAGATTTGCCGCACGCTGGATGGCAAGGTGTTCCCGATTGATTCGGGCCCGCGACCGCCATTCCATCCGAACTGCCGCACAACATTCGTCATGCTTACCAAGCTGAACGAGCTGTTCCGCAAGGGCGCTACCCGCGCATCTGCCGGCGCTGGAGGGGCGGGTCAGGTGAGTGCCGATCTGACCTATTACCAGTGGCTGCAACAGCAGCCGGCGGCGTTCCAGGACCAGGCCATCGGCAAGGCCAGGGGTGCGCTGTTCCGCAATGGCGGCCTGGGCGTAAAGCGCTTCGCCGAACTTCAGCTTGACCGCAATTTCGCCCCGCTCAGCCTGGCCCAGATGAAAGAACTGGAGCCGCTGGCCTTCGAGCGCGCTGGCATCTGATCCGCTGGCTGAGCCGGCAAACCAGTCCCAGGGGGACAAATCAATGAAATACCTGATCGACAAGGCCGCCTACGACGCTTTGGAACCCTCCCTGCAGGCCTTCTACAAGGCTCAGGGTGAAAACTACGTGCTGGCGGTCGAGGGGCTTCCTGCTCCTGAAGACACTGCCGGGCTGAAAGCCAAGGTTGAAGAACTCCTTCGAGAGAAGAAGGACGAGAAGACCAGGCGTGAGCAGGCGGAAGAAGCCGCCCGGGTTGCAGCTGAAGAGGCTGCACGCAAGAACGGCGACACCGAAGCGCTCGAGCGCAGCTGGAACGAGAAGCATACGAGGGCCCTGGGCGAGAAAGAGACCGCCCTGTCCGCCGCCCATGCCCAGATCCACGCGCTGACCGTAGGCGCAACTGCTGCCCGGTTGGCCGGCGAACTGGCCGTGCAGGGCTCATCGGCAGTGCTCCAACAGATCATCGAGCCGCGCCTCAGCATGGAAATCCGCGACGGCAAGCCTGTGGTGGTCGTGCTGGACGCTGAGCGTCGGCCATCCGCTCTCACCGTTGACGAATTCAAGGAACAACTGTTCAACGATGCCGCACTGGCGCCGTTGATTGCAGCAAGCAGGGCTACTGGCGGCGGGGCTGGCGGTGGCAAAGGCGGCGGGGCCGCGAAATCGTTTGACCAACTCACAGGGATGGAGCGCGTTGAGCTCCGTCGTAATGATCCTGCCGGTTATGAGCGCCTGAAAGCGGCCTCGGCAAAGAAATAAGGAAACCCCGCAATGCCAACCATTCTCTCGGACGTCGTGTTCCGCGACGAACTGCGCGATTACATCAACGTCAACACCGTTGAGCGTACCGCGTTCTTCCAGTCGGGCATTCTCACCAATAACTCGGACATGTCCCAGTTGCTGGCCAGCCCATCCAACACCTTCACCATTCCGTGGTGGGTCGATCTGGATGCGTCCATCGAGTCGAACTACTCGAACGACGTGTACACCGACATCGCGGTACCGCTGTCGGTCACCAGTGCATTCATGCAGGCGCGCGCCGCGTACCTCAACGAAGGCTGGAACTGCATGAACCTGGTGAAAAACATCACCAATCAAGACCCGCTGGAGTTCGTTGCGGGTCGCCTGATTTCCTACTGGCAGCGAGTGGCCCAGCGCCGCACTATCGCGACCGCCGTGGGTATCTACAACGACAACGTTGCCTCCAACGGTAGCGACATGGTTGTCGACGCTGGCGGTGTTATCAACCCGACCGCAGTCATCCGCGCCAAAGGAACCATGGGCGACTACACCGGCCAGCTGGGCGGCCTGAGCGTCATTGCGATGCATTCGGCTGTTCACACCGAGCTGTCCATCCAGAACCAGATTGATTGGACTCCTATTGCAGACCAAACCCCAGAGTTTGGTCGCTTCCAGGGCATGCCAGTAGTTCTGGACGACGGTCTGCCGGTTATCGGCGCCGGCGCAAACGCCAAATACCTGTCCATCATCTTCGGTCCTGGAGCAATGGGTTACGCCGAAGAGCAGCCAGCGGGCCTGGACGGCCTGGAATACGAGCGCGCTCCTGATCGCGGCAACGGCGGTGGTGCTGAGACGCTGTGGACCCGCCGCAACTTCGTTGTGCACCCACTGGGCTACTCGTTCACCAGCGCAACCATCACCGGCACGCCAACCACCACTCGCCCAATCTCCGCGAACTGGGCTGACTTGGCGCTGGCCACCAACTGGGAGCGCAAGTTCTCTCGTAAGCAGGTGCCTTTGGCGTTCATCACCTCGCTGGTCACCCCGGCCTGATCACGGACCAGCCCGAAAGGGCTGGCCTCTGAAGGAGAAACATCATGGCAGTTGAAAAAGACAACCACATTGATCCTGAGCTGAAAGCGCGCTGGGGCTTCGGTGGTACCGAAGGCAACATCACCGTTGGACCTGAAACCGTCGGGGAAACCGGTGGGGTTGATCACGCCCGCACTCGAATCGAAGAGTCTGGCGGCCGCAACAACGGCGGCGGCGTCGACGAATCGGAGGGCCTGCGCACTCAGGTGCTAGACCTTCAAGGTCAGCTGACTCAGCTTCAGTCTGATCTTGCTGCCGAGCGTGCCAAGAACGCCGATCCGCGTGATAGCCTGACCGTCGCGCAAATCAAAGAGCAGTTGGACGCGAAGGCCGTGACGTACACGACCACCGCGAACAAGGCTGAGCTGCTGGAGCTGCTCAAAGCACAACCCACCCAGGAATAACTCATGGCTCTCATCATCGAGGACGGCACCGGCAAGCCTGACGCCGACAGTTACTCATCTGCCGCAGAACTGGTCAGCTACGCCACGCGCTACGGTGTGACCATTCCAGCGGATGAGCCTGCGCAAGAGGCGTTGCTGCGCCGGGCCGCCTTGGCGATGGATGGCATGACGTGGAAGGGATGCCGCAGCAATGCGGACCAGGCTTTGGCGTGGCCCAGGAAGGGCGTAGTGATCGATCACGACACCAAAGCCTCCGACTACATTCCTGCTCGTATCCAGTACGGGCAGATGGCGCTGGCCGCTGAAATCCACAACGACGACGTGAACCCAATCGATCAGCGCAAGGGCGCCGTGATCCTTGATCGCGTTGAAGGCGCCGTGACGCGCGAGTACGCGCCAATCAGCAACACCAGCGGCAACCTGATGCCAGCGGCTCCAGATCGGCCCAGCCGCTCTCAGTTCGCCGATTACCTGCTCAAGCGAGGCCTGTTCGCGGTCCGCGCATAACTGACGGAGCCGCCCATGGCCACCTTCTACGACGAGATGGCCATGATGGCCTTGGACTTGATAACCGAGTTCGGTCAGCCGGTCACCATCCGCGACACTATGAAAGGTGTCTACGACCCTGGGACCGGCAAGACTGGACCCGACACGTTCACCGACCGTACCGCTCAGGGAATCCTGCTCGATTTCACCGGGCAAGAGTTCCAGACCAACACCCTAATCAAGGTTGGTGACAAGAAGCTCAAGGTAGCCGCCAAGGGTCTTGCCTCTCCGCCTGGGCTGCTAAGCAAGGTTCTGGTCCAGGGTCGCACCTGGTCAATCATCCCGCCGATGAAAGAGATCAACCCGGCCGGCACCCCTCTGCTCTATGAGCTGCAGGTGCGGTCATGAACAAGTACGCGGGAAAGGAGGGCAGCTTCGCCATCCAGCTGGCCGAGTTCGCCGAGCAGGCAAAGGAAGCGATCGATTCGACGCTGCGTGAAGTGGTGATCGAGATAGGAAACTCGGTCATCCGCATGTCGCCCGTCGATACGGGCAGGTTTCGCGGAAACTGGCAGTTCAGCATCGGGGCCCCGGCTCCCGGTACGCTAGATGTCGTGGACAAAGACGGCTCTGCTGCGATGGCGAGGATCGAGGGCGACTCCCTGCTGTTCAAGGCGGGCGAGACAGCCTACATCGTGAACAACCTGCCTTACGCAATCCCGCTCGAGTATGGGCATAGCGACCAGGCACCAGGCGGCATGGTTCGCGTCACGCTCGCCAGATTCCAACAGATCATCGAAGAAGCCATCAGGAACAACCAAATATGAGCCATCTTAGCGTGCGCCTTGCCTTCCAGCAGCGCCTGGCTGGCTGGGCGACTGATAAGGGCCTGCTCGTGGCTTATGAAGGCGTTGCGTTCGAGCCGGACCCGGATGATACCTACCTCCGAGCGTTCATCCTGCCAGCTTCGACGCAGACGCTAACCCTGGAAGGGGTGGACCGCGTTTACACCGGAATCTTCCAGGTCAGCGTTATTGCACCGTCTGGCAGTGGCACTGCGGATGCTGAAGGGATCGTCGGCGACCTTGATTCATTGTTCCCGACCTTCCTGCGCATCCAGCGTGATGATCTGGAGATCATGGTTCTGACCCCGATCGAGCAGGGGCCAGTCATCGTCGACGACAACGCCATGACGGTTCCGGCGTCGTTCCAGTACCGCGCTGATCGCGACTGAGGCTTACATGACCAAACGTGTCCCACTCCCCAACGGCACAACCGTGTGGGTCAGCGCCGAGGTGGACCTTGCCGACCAGACGCCACCGGCCCTTGATTCAGACAGCTGGGTACCGGTTAAAAAGATCACCAGCCTGACCCAAGCCGGCGGCGAGGAACGATTCCTCACTTACACACCGCTGGGTGAGTATGAGGATGTGCGCAAGCCCAACGGCCGAAATCCTATTGACGTTCAAATGGCGTTCCAGGATGACCCAGGATCAGACCACCAGACAGTCATCGCCGCTGGCCGTGACGCCCGCCAGCCGCTGGCCTGGAAATACACACTCCCGGGCGGCGCAAGCATCATCTACACCGGTTTCGCCAGCGGCGGCCTGCTCCCAACCATTGACCGAAACGAGCTGATGGTCCTGAACTACACCATCGCCGTGAACGGGACGCCTACGCGCATCCCTGCCTGATCCATCCAACCTGTAAAACCCATCACCCGCCATGAGCGGGCTTTCTCGTTATCAAGAGGTAATACCCCATGGCAAAGTCCATCGCGCTCCCCAATGGCGCAACCCTTGACTTGGCGATTGGTTTCGCTGCTTCGAAAGTCATCTCCGCCATCAGCAACGCCAACCCGGCTGTGGCCACCGCTGCCGCCAACGGCCTGGCCGATGGCGATATCATTCTGCTGGAATCCAGCTGGGGCAAACTCGATGGCCGCGCCGCCCGGGTGATCGACGCCGAAACCGGTGAGTTCGCCATCGAGAACATCAGCACCGCAAACGTCGACCTGTATCCGGTCGGCAGTGGTGCGGGCAGCTTCCAGTCCGCCACCGGCTGGGTCGGCATCACCAAGGTGACTGGCGTATCTCTCAGCGGTGGCGAGCAGCAGTTCCTGACTGTTGGCTACCTGGAAGATGACGATGATCGTCAGTTCCCGACCAACCGCAACCCGATGAGCATGGCGATCACCGTGGAAGACCAGCCTGCCGCGCGGTACGTGCCGGTCGCCGAGGGCTACACCAACAACAAGACCCAGACTATCATGCGTCTGAACCTGCCGAACGGTGACAAGATCCTGTACCCGGGCTTCTGCACCATCACCGACACCCCGACCCTGGAACGTAACCAACTGATGACCCGGACGGTGAACTTCGCGCTATCGGGCCGTCCTGTGCGTTACCTGAAAGCCGCTTAACAGCGGCTTTACCCCTCACTCCCTGAATCCTCTATCCAAGCCTTTGGAGCCTGACCCGTGGCTAAAATCACCATCCAGCAAAAGCCGACTTTCACCACCGACGTGGAGATCCCGCGCATCGGCGAGAAGTCCATCAAGGTGCCGTTCACCTTCGCCTACCTCGACCGTGACCAGTTCGTGGACTTCCTCGATGGCGAGATTTCCCACGGCAAAGACCTGGGCGAGATCATCAAGAAGGACGACGTCACCGTGCGCGACGTCAATGCCAAGGATGCCGAGTTCGAATTCACTCAGCTGAAGTCGATTATCAAGGGCTGGGGCTTCGACGACGAACTGAACGACGACAACCTCCGCGCCCTGGTGCGCAGCGCCAACTCTGTGCCTAAGGCGATCATTGAGGCGTACAAGTCGGCCTACAACAAGGCCCGCGAGGGAAACTGACCGAGGTTGCCCGCACGCTCTACACGCCATCTGTATCCGCCGAGCAGGCCGCATTGTTCGGCCTGAAGCTTGAGGATATGCAGGAAGAGGTAGAACTGTGGGCGGCCAATGTTCAGTCGTTCACCGTGTTCGAGGCGATGGGCACGCAGTGGCGCATGGGTATGTCCGGGGCCACCGGTCTGGACTACCAGGCCCTGCCAGTGGTTCTGGACATGGCCGGGCTTCGCAAACGCAAGGACCGCGCAGCGATATTCGCCGACCTGAGGATCATGGAGCGCGAGGCGTTGCGAGCCATGGAAGACAATCGGGAGTGATGCACTGGCCACCCCTGGGTGATAGATTGCTGGCATCACTCAGGGAGGTTGGCAATGATAAGTAGTTATGCGTCCGCTCGAACAGTACTGGCCGCGCTGGCTTGCGCATGTCTCGCGGCAAGTCTGCAGGGGTGTATTGACAAGGAGGTAAAGAACGACAAATTGGCTGAAGCTAAGGCAAGCATAAAGGCGGTCAAGGTCCTGAATAACTCACCAGACAATGCTGTGAAGTCGTGGTGGCTTATAAAAGATGCCGGAATGTTGCTTGGGCAGGAGCAATGCAAACAGTATGTCTCCGATCAGGCTGATTACTCTGAAAAGCTAAGGTCAGTCAGTGACATGCCTCCGCAGCCAAGAGAGTGCCTGGCAGAGAGCTTCGAGCGAAGCATCGTCAAAGTAGACGTAGAGTCAGAAACCAGGGCGCTTGTCTATGCGAGGATAGTTAATACGACTCCTCCGGAGCCCGGCTCCGTGCCTACGGATGCAGATGCGCAGCGCAAAAAACAAGGTGACAAATACCGCTATACGCTTGGCAGGTCTGACAAGTCTGCCGGCTGGGTTATCACTTTGGTAGAAAACTTCCCATCGTGGGAGAGGGATTGGACTAACGTAAACCCCAAACAAAGCCCATCGACCCATAGCTACATACACGCTCCATACCAGTAAGCCAATATCACTTTCAAGAACCCGCTTCGGCGGGTTTTTTCATGCCCGGAGAAAAGTATGTCGACGATGGCTGAGCTCGGCATTGCCGTTCATTCGGAGTCCGTGGATGAGGCCACCAACTCCCTAAACAACATGGCCGACGCTGGAGGCCGGGCGGAAAGTGCCGCTGTCGGCGTAGGAACAAAGTGGGACCAGGCAGGAAAGAAGGTTGCCGAATCCGCCAAAACAGCTTCGACAGCCATCGATGACGAGCGCGATTCGCTGGAAGCGCTGCTTGGTAAAATTGATCCTACCGTAGCCGCATTCGCGCGACTGGACAAACAACAGCAGCAGCTATCCAAATTCAAGGCATCCGGGCTTCTCCCGGCGGATGACTTCGCCGACTACAGCTCGAAGATCCAGCAAACGCGCGAATCACTTGGTCGATTCAGCGATTCACTGGGGAGAACTGGGACCAGCGCCAAGCAAACAGCCGCTGCGCTGCGCGGTGTCCCGGCTCAATTCACCGACATCGTGGTATCTCTGCAAGGCGGCCAGGCTCCATTGACCGTTCTGTTACAGCAGGGCGGCCAGTTGAAGGAAATGTTTGGCGGTGTTGGTAATGCCGCTCAGGCACTCGGCGGCTACATTTTCGGGCTAGTCAATCCGTTCACTGTGGCCGCCGCCGCTGTCGGAGCGCTCGGCGCTGTGATTGTTGCCTCTCAAGGGCAATTCAACGAGTACAACCGGGCCCTTTCAGCCTCTGGCAATGCTGCTGGAAAGACCGCCGATCAGCTTTCTGATCTTGCGACTACTCTGGCTGACGGAAAGTATTTTGGTCAGGCAAACGAAGCTGTATTGACTCTGGCTCAGAGCGGTCGCCTGACCGGAGAAGCTTTCGAGGAGGTGGCTCGAGCAGCTACCGAGCTTTCTGTCGCCACAGGGCAGAGCGCTGCTGATATCGCTGACCAATTATCGTCCACCAAGGGCAGCGTCACGGATCTGGCGTTGGAGTACAGCAGCAAGTATGGAGTCATCACTCAGTCCACCTACGACCAGATAAAGGCCCTGGAGGAGCAGGGCGATCGCATGGGCGCGATCAAGACGCTTTCGGGGGCTGTTGCGGATGAGATGACCCGCCGCAACAAGGAGATGGAAGACTCAACCAGAGGCCTGTCCAAAGCGTGGGCAGAGGTTCGGAACAGCGTTGCAAGCGTCTACAACGAGATTAAAAACGGCCTTCAGGCAAGCCCCGAGGTCTTCCGGCTTCAGGTTCTTCAAGGCCAACTGGAGTCTGCCCAGGAGCTTGGCAACAAGAAACTCATCGAGTACTACCAGCAGCAAATAACTCTCGCCCAACAGGCGGTTGATGCTCAGCAGAAAAAGGTAGCCCTAGTAGGGCAGGAAGGTGTTTCGCGTAGAGCTCAACTGGTCGAGGAAGACAAGTGGGCCAAGGACGGCGAGAAATTCCTTACCTCTCAGCAGAAGATGGAAAAGGAGATTGCCGCTCAGCGGCAGTTGGGGCTCAGCGCCGGGAAAAGTCAGGTCGAGATAGAGCAGCGAATCAATGAGATTCGAAAGTCTTATGAAAAAAATGGGCCATCCAGCTCCTCCCCTGTAGACCTTACAGGCTTCAATGCCGCAGAAAACGCCCTGCGCTCGCTGGAAGTCACCTTCCAGAACTCCCTCAAAGTCCTCGACGCCTCTCAAAAGGCCGGCCTGATTAACGATCAGGAGTACGCCCTACAGAAAGGCGCACTGCTGGAGAAAGAGAAGAGCGACGTCCAGGCCGCCTATCAAGGCGAGATCGCTGCACTCGAGGCAGTGAGTGCGAAGTCCAGCACTACGAGCGCCCAGCGCATCCAGGTAGACCAGAAGATCGCCGATGCGCGGTCGAAGATGGTCGACGCCCTGAAGAAACTGGACGCCGATCAGGAAGTGCTATCGCTCCAGACCCAGGAACGCCTGGACAAGGAGCGTCAGGCGATTGATGCGTACGCTCAGGCATTGCAAGACAGCCTGAAGCGCACGCAGGACAGCCTGGACCTGCAGTTGGCAGGCTTCGGGCTGGGTGACCGCTCGCGTCAGCAGTTGCAGGAAATCCTCAAGATCCGTCAGGAGTACGAGGAAAAGTTCGACAAGCTGGAGCGCGACCACCGGCTCAAGCGCATCAGCGACAACGAGTACGACGCCGAGACCAAGCTGCTTGAGCAGTCGCTGGACCAGCGCCTGGAGATGCAGCAGGGCTACTACGACAAGGAAGCTGACCTCCGGTCTAACTGGATGAATGGCGCCTCGCGTGCGTTCGCGAACTACATCGACGAGACCAAGGATATCGCCGGTCAGACGGAGGGGCTGTTCTCTGACGCGCTGCACGGCGTCGAGGATGCGTTCGTCAATGCTGCCACGACCGGCAAGCTGAGCTTCAAGGACCTGGCCGACAGCATCATTGCCGACTTGGCCCGCATCGTAGCCAAGGCCTACATCGTCACGCCGATCCTGGCTGCTTTGGGTATTGGCGGTGATCCAGCATCGGGCGCAGGTTCGTCTGGTGGTCTTGGGTCACTGTTTGGTGGCGGAGCGGGCGGCGGCCTGGGCGGCGCGCTGAGCAATATAGGCACGGTCGTCTCGGTCGCCGGCAGCAAGTTCGGTGAGTCCGTACTGGCTGGATGGAATGGTAGCGAGGGTGTCGTAGGCGGACTGCAAGGTGCCTTTAGCAATGGCGCGGACTACTTCAAGTCCGTTGTCACCAGTGCGTTTGAGACTGGATCTACTACCGCAGCATCCATTTTTACCTCTGAAACCACATCGGCTGCGTTGACCCAAGGTTACTCGAACTACGCCGCGCAGTTCGGTACAGGCGTTGCCGGGCCGGGAGCTTTCGATGGCGCCCTTAGCGCTGCCGCTACCCAGTCATCGGCTTTGACAGCCCTGCAAACCCTCAGCGCGACCTTGGGTTATATCCAAGGCGTCTACACGATCTTCAACTCGTTCAAGGACTACGGGCTGAAGGGCGGGGCGGTAACCGCTGGTGCAGGCGCTGCCGGTGCCTACATCGGTTCGTTCGCAGGTCCGCTCGGTACAGCAGCAGGCTTTGCGATTGGCACGGTGCTTGGCTCGCTTGGCGCTGGGAAGCTCTTTGGCGGCGGCGAGAAATATGCCGACCTGAGCACCTCGGCGACCGGCCGGTACATCAACGGACAGTACACCGACACTGGTATCCAGCAGGGCTGGCAGACCAAGGCGCCGAAATTCGGGGATCAGATCGACTCGATCATGTCCGCGAACCTGAACAAGTTCAGCGCAACGCTGGGCATGCTCTACGACACCCTGGGTAACGGCGCCGATGTCGTGGCCTACAACCTGCTTCAGGTGCGCAAGACGTCGGGCAAGTACTCGGGATCCTATGGCGCCCAGCTTGATGACGGCAACGTGCTGGAGTTCAACAACCAGTTCAAAGCTCAAGACGCTGCCGCGGCGATCGCTGACAACTACGATAACCTGATGGGCACCTTCCTGGCGAAGGCAATCGTCAGCTCGAAATCCCTGCCGAACTACTTCAAGGCGCAGTTCACTGCGTTCGCATCGGACTGGGACACGACTGCCGACGAGGTCATCAAGGCCATCGAGGGCGTTTTCACCCGCTTCAATGGGGTGAATGACGCGCTGAAGCTCATCAACGTCAACAACCTGAAGCTGGACGAAACCGGGCTGATCGCCTCCGACTCGATCCTGAACATGATCGGCGCGATGTCCGACCTGGACACCACAACGGCCACAGCGAAGGAGAAGGTCGACGCGCTCAACACTGCGGTGGGCACGTACTACCAAGCCTTCTTCAGTGCTGATGAGCAGTTCGCGGATCTGACCGAAAGCCTGAAGAATGCCTTCGGCAGCTTCGGCCTAGAACTGCCGGACACCCGATCTGCCTACCGCGACATGGTCGAGGACATCGACGTAACCACGGCCGCCGGGCAGGCGTTGTTCGCTACGCTGGTGGGGCTGGCCAAGAACGCTGACTCCTACTATTCGACCATCGACAAGCAGGCATCTGACGCCCGTCAGCAGATGCTTTCGTCTTCTCAAAGCGCGCTGGAACGTGCGATCAACGCTCAAAAGGCGTCGATCAACGACATGCTGGAAACGGCGAGCACCAGCGTCAGCGATCTGACGAACATCAGCACCAGTCTGGGCAACGCGCTTAAGTCGCTGCGTGGGGACTCCGATTCGGCGGTCAAGACGCTGCGAGCCCAAGCACAGGCCACGCTACAGGCGGCACTGGCTCAAGCGCGTGCAGGCAAGTCGCTGGCCGGCTTCGAGGGTCTGGACGATGCGCTCAGCGTTATCACGGGCAACACCACCGATCTCTACTCCAGCCTGGAGGACTTCAACCGCGACCAAGGCCGTACAGCCAACGTCGTGGCGGAGCTGGAGAAGCTGAACGGCAAGCAGTTGTCGTCGGCTGAGAAGACGGTGGCTGCGTTGCAGGCCCAACTCAAGTCCCTGGATGCTCAGTTGGAGTTCGAGCAAGCCCAGCTGGATGCGCTCAATGGCGTAGACACATCGGTCAAGAGCGTGGCGCAGGCAGTCAAGGAGATGAACGCCGCGGTGGTGGCGGCGCTGGCCAGCATGGGCGGCAAGGGCACCCCGACCAACAACGGAACCTTCATCGACTCGATCTACAAGGACGTGCTCGGCCTGAGTGGTGGGGCAGACCAGGCCGGCAAGGACTACTGGCTGGGCGAGCTGGCCAACGGTCATATCACTCTGGACCAACTTGCTCAGGCCATCGCAAACGCTGCCAAGGAAAACCATCAGTGGGTGAAGCCCGGCTACGCCACGGGCGGCTACATCAGCGGGCCCGGTACCGGCACAAGCGACAGCATCATCGCCCGTCTCTCGAATGGCGAGTACGTCATGACTGCGGCGGCGGTGAGCACCTACGGCACCGACATGCTCGACCGGATGAACAACCTTCAGATTCCGCAATTCGCCTCCGGCGGCGCGGTAATGAATGTTGCGAGCCCTGTCGTTGTGGGTTCTCAGAGGCCCAAGGCGGGCAATGACGCCGGGGACGGCGCCGAAGCACTCCGTCAGTTGAACAAGCGCCTTGGCAACATCGAGACGTACCTGGACAACGCATCGCGGGATCTGCGGCAGATGAACAACGCGGGCGTCCAAGTCGTGGGCACCGTTTCAACTAAGGAGGTGGCATGATCCGCATGACAGTAGTGCCGCCGACGGAAATCACCCCGGCCATGCTGACGAGCAACGTTCCGGTCAATGACTACACCGCCTGGTCGAATGCCACGGCATACGTGGTGGGGGATTCGGTCTCGCTCAACAACCGGAACTACCAGGCGCTGGTGGCCAACACAGGCAAGAACCCGGAGACCGACACCAGTCAGCCTCCGGTCTGGCAGGACTTGGGGCCAACCAACCGGTGGAAGATGTTCAAGAAGCAGATCGGCAACGACTGGATCGTGGGCACCAGCACGGCCTTCGCATCGCTGATCGATGTGTCCGTCACGCTTCCCAAGAGGGTCAACGCGATCGGCCTGGTGGGCGTGCGGGCTTCATCGGTGCAGATCATCATGACCGCTGGCGGGCAGGAGGTTTACAACAAAACCTTCGTGATGCAGACCAAGAAGGCGAGCGGCTGGTACCAGTACTTCTTCGGCCCATTCACCATCACGGAAACATTGGCGATTGTGGATCTTCCTCCCATCTCTGGGGCCACGATCCGCGTCATCGCCAACGCGCCAAACGGAACTGCACAGATCGGCATGATGGTCGTTGGCTGGGCTGTAGAGGTGGGCACCGCCACCTACGGCGATACCTCGTTCGGCATCGAGAACTACTCGAACGTCAAAGTCGGCGACTTCGGCCAAGTGACGATCATCCCGCGCGGCAAACGAGACTTTGTGGACTACGACGTTGTGGTCGATGAGGACCGCCTTGCCACGATCAAGCGAACCTTCACCGACATCAGCGAGAGCGCTTGCCTGTACGTGGGCACGACCAAGCTGGGCGTCACCATCATCATCGGTCGATACGAGCGGTTCGCACCCAACCTGCGTGCACCCAACGATTCCCAGTTCACCCTTGAAGTCAGGAGCCTCATGTAATGGCGGCGATTCCTCTGCTTACCAATCTGCCGTCCCCGGCGCTCTCAACTGACACGGAGGACGTGTTCAACAGCAAGACCGACGCCACGCTGCTCGCCCAGCAAACTTTCGTGAACGTGGACATGAACACGAAGGTGATACCGGGCATCAACCAGGCATCCACTGACGTCGCCGCAGCCAAGGATGCGGCCGCCCAAAGCGCCAGTGATGCTGCCGGGTCTGCCAACGCCGCGAACACCTCAAAGCTTGCCGCTGCGCAGTCGGCGACGGACGCCACAAACAACGGGGCTCAGCAGGTCAATCTGGCGAAAGACCAAGTGACGCTGGCGAATCAGGCGCGGGCTGCAGCTCAGGCCGCTGCTGCGGCTGCGGGAGCGGCCGCAGGCCTGCCCGCTCTCAATGGCGCTGGCAACGTGCTGGCAATCAACTCCAACAACAATGGCGTCGAGTTCACATCGCTAACTCCACTTCTTCACGCAACCGCGCTTCTTTTCTGAGGGATTTCCTGTGGCTATGACCTTTACCGCGCCTTTCGCGCAGATTCCACGCACCCTTACCGCAGCCGTTACCGCTGCAATCGCTGGACTAGGGACCGACGCAGTCACAGGGCTGCAACTGCTTGTCACCGCTGGTGCAAACGGTGCGATCGTGTCAAGCATCAGCGCCATGCCGCGCGCGACCGTTACCGCTTCCTCTTTGATGCTCTTCCTGGTCAAGAGCTCGGCACCCGCGATCTACCGGCCCATCGATTCGGTACTGATGACTGCCTACACGCTTGCGGCCACCACGGCCGTGCCTGTCACAGCGTTCCCGCTGATCAGCGATGCAACGCCAATGCGCCTTGAGGCTGGCGACAAGATTTACGCTGGGTCACAGGTCGCGCTGGCTGCGGGCATTTCGTTCACCGCCCGCTGGATGGATTACTGATGGCCTCCACTCTGGACCTTGGGAATCCTCTGGCCATTCCCAAGGCCGTGGCAGACAACCGGCCATCTAAGCAGCCGCGAACCTATTACATAGAGTCAGGGTCCGGGACGCTGACGATAGACACAGCAGGATTCAAGAAGATCCGCGTTTCCGCTGTGGGCGGCGGCGGCGGCGGATCCGGATACACAAACGGGGCCGGCGGCGGCGGCGGCGGGACTGACTCGACCCCGATCATTGCTGTTCCAACCGCGCTAATTGACGTGACCTATTCGATAGGCGTCGGCGGCTCGGGTGGGCCGGCAGGCGGAACTTCTGTAGGCACGGCGGGTGGCAACTCCACGGCCACAGTTCTTGGATATTCCATCCAGGCCAACGGCGGTTCTGGCGCGACCAACCTGGTTGCAGGTGTTGGCGGTACAGGTGGGCCTGGTGGATTCAGCGGAGGCTCAGGTGGAGTAAAGGGCTCCGCGAGTGGAGGCGGAGGCGGGGGTGGAGCTGCTGGGTTCTTGGCGCCAGGGGCAAACGGAGGTAACGCTGGATCAGGCACCGGCAATGGTTCGGATGCCTCCTTAGACGCCGGGGCCGGCGGTGGCGCTGGATCTAACACCGGGGGTTCTGGAGGTGGAGGTGGCGGACAAGGCGCTCCAGGCGCCAATCCCAACCCAGGATCAAACACCGGCGGCGCTATAAGCATAGTGCTGCCCGCGGGCGTTCGGCAGGATAGGCTGGGTGATCCAGGCAACACCTTCACGACCGCTACGACAGGTGGCGCTGGCGGATCAGGAGGTGGCGGAGGTGGGGGCGCTGGATCAGGCACTACCGGCGGACTAGGCGGAGCAGGCGGAGCAGGCAAATTGAGGATTGATCTATGGTAAAGGTCGAAAACGGGTTGGCAACCCGGGAACCGTTGCCGGATTTCCTGAAAGGTCTGGCAGATGAAACGCTGCTGGACCTTTCATGGACCGACTCTGCGCTGGGTGTACAGCCCGCAGCGTGGTGGCCCGAAGAAAACGGCGACGGCGAACTGGGTGCGAACAAGAAGTGGGGCGCTGAGGTGCTGACCCTGGACCCTGACCGCAAGGTCGTGATCGTCACGCATAAGCAGGTCAATCTGACGGCTGCCGAGAAAGCTGAGCGGGATGAGGCTATCGCTGCAGACTGGAAGCAGCGGATCGCTGACCGCCGGTATGAGGCCGAAACCAGCGGCACCATCATCGAGGACATGCCCATCGACACAGGGCGCGACAGCCAAGGCCTCATCACCGGCGCCGCTGTGCAGGCCATCATCGACCCCAGCTACTCGCTGCACTGGAAAACCTCGGCGGGCTTCGTCGACCTGACCGCGCAGCAGGTGCTGGGCGTGGCGTCGTTGGTCCGGGCGTTCGTTCAGGCCTGCTTCAACCGTGAATCCGATCTGCTGGATGCTGTTGCGGCCGGAACGATCACGGCTGAGATGCTTGAGGAAGGGTGGCCAGCATGAGCCGCTTCGTGACCACGCTCAAAACCGAGCAGATCGGCAAGTGGACGCATGTCCTCCTCGATGACCTGGTGTTGGCCGACGAAGACGAGCGAGTCATCACCGTGCCGACCGGGTTCACCACGGACTTTGCCAGCATCAAGGTGCTGCATAACGCATTTCTGTTTGTGCTGTTCGCTCTGGTGTCCGGCTACGGCAATTATGCGGCGACCGTGCACGACTGGCTTTACACATGCGGACAGATCAGTCGAAAGGATGCGGATGCGGTCTTGTACCGTGCCCTGCGTGCGGAAGGCGTAGCTCGATGGCGGGCCTGGCTGTTCTGGGCGGGCGTCCGGATAGGAGGCGCCAAGCAATACAACTCAACCCCGGCCAGTCCGGGGTTTTCTTCGTCTGGAGATCAGTAAATGCCACGAATCCAATCCGATGCCGCCGGCGGCCAGAACGTGCTGGCCTTCCTCGACATGCTGGCCTGGTCTGAACTGGGTTCCGACTACCTGCGCCGCAGCGATGACGGCTACAACGTGATCATCACCGGCACTGACGGGGTGCTGGAGCTGTTCAGCGACTACAGCGTCCATCCGTTCGCTGGAGGGCGCAAGTCGAAGGTGTTCAGCCGGAGCGGCCAGACCTCGAATGCCTCGGGCCGCTACCAGTTCATGCTCAAGGACTACGCCCATTACCGTGACCAACTGAAGCTGCCCGACTTCGGGCCGATCAGCCAGGATCGCTGGGCCATCCAGCTTATTAAGGAGCGCAGGGCTCTGGACGACATCGAGGCCGGGCGCGTTGAGTCGGCTATCGCCAAGTGCCGGAACATCTGGGCGAGCCTGCCTGGGGCCGGGTATGGCCAGCGGGAGCACAGAACTCAGGATCTGCTGGCCCATTACCTGGCGGCTGGCGGGGTGCTGGCGTGATCACCGTGCTGAAGCTTGTCCCAGTCTGGGCGTGGGCGGTCTTCGCGCTGATCGTGGCACTGGCTGTTGGGCTCGGCTACCAGACCTTGCAGCTCGGCGACGTGCGCACTGAGTACGCCGAATACAAGACCGACATCGCTGAGAAAGCACAAAAGGCCAGCGAGAAAGCCCGCGAAACCGAACAGCAACGCCAACGCGATATCGACCAGGTGCGCAACGATGCAGCCGACCAGAAACAGAAAGATGATGCTCTTGCTGCTCAGCAGCGCACTGACATTGGCAGCCTGCGCGACCAAACCACCAAGCTGCTTGCCGACCGAACCGCCCTCAGTGCCCGCCTTGCCGAGCGAGGCAAAACAATCGCCGACCTTGCCGATCTGCTCGCCCAGCTGCGATCAGAAGCTGATGGATATGCGGGCGAACTGGCGGCAGCGCTTACAGCAAGTCGTCGGGCCGGATTTGCCTGTGAGCACGCCTACGAAGCAGTGAGGGGCGCCGGCCGCTGACTGGCTCTTCATCGTCCAGGGCTGATCTGGTACAAATACTGTCCATTTGTACAGTGTCTGCCAATGAAGAGCTACGTTGAAAACCCGCTTGCGGAATGGCGGGTGGAGATCCAGAACCGCCAGGACTTGGTTACCGACCCTGACGCCCAGCGGCGAAAGCTCGCCGGGCTGGCCATGCTCGCGCACCGTCGGCACCAAGTGACCGCCGAAGAACTGAGCGACATGCTCGAGTGGACTGACGCGGCCAGGTTGTGGGGACTGCTGGAGCTGGAGGAGGCCGACTTTCTCGGTCTTTTCGATGCCGGGCGTTTCCCGGATGATGGGATTCAAATAATAAGAGGGAAGGGGTGAAGATCGGCAGGACGCCGGAGACAGGGTAAAATGCCCTAGTGACTTTTCGAGTGACATGGTGATTTTCGGTAAAGCACGGTTAGGCATCGTTGCAGCGAGCGCCAAGCCGGAGAGCCTTACGTTACGCGGGCTGTAGGTCAGTCCGCTTGCATGGGGTGCTAGGGGTCGAGTGTTCGAATCACTCCGTCCCGACCATATTTAGATAAGGGAATCAGCCACTTACGAGCTTGATTCCCTTTTTCGTTTTTGGCCTGCGCAAAATCCGCGCAAAACTGGCGCAAAACTATCCGGCGATTTCGCTGATATCCAAGTCAGGAATCGCTTCGGACTCTCGCCTCTCCCCGCAATAAAATCCATACGCCCCCAAGATTCCCTGCCTTGGGTAGCCTACGCTTAACTGGTCTCCCATCAATCAGGGCGCAATATGCCGTGCACCCGCCATCCGACACTGTTGGAAAACCGGACAAGACCATGAGCGAAAACAAAGAAAAATCACTCAGAATGGCGCTAAAGGCGATCATCGCCGCGGCTCAAGATCAAGGCATGGACCTTGACGCCCTGCGCGAGGCCGCTATCGAGTCGATGCTCAATGACATCGTGTACGAATCGGATGACGTCGCCGGTGCGGTAATCGCAATCGAAGTGGCGGCTGATGCGGTCGCGTCCCCTTCGCCATTGGTTTGA